GCGGGTATTTCACTTGGGACTATAACAATAACAAATACTTCAGCAGGTCATGCACCAAATATTCAATTAATAACCCAACCCGGAAGATTCATTGCTGAATTTTCAATAAATTCACGGGAATAATTATTATTTTAATTTATATAATATAATATAATATGAGTGGTAATTTAATCAATCAGGTGGCCCAAGACCTCTTAGACGCCGAAAATCTCTTCGGAATTCACCACGAACATGATAAACATGGTATTACAGCACAAAATACAACAAGGACAGTGGCCTCAGATCTGGCTATCCTTCTTACAGATATTACTGGAACACTTTATACAGAATTAGGTCCGCCTCATGTGAAAGAAATAACACTAACAAAAGGAATAACCAACCCTTTAATAGAATATTCATTTCTATTTGGTGATGTACGTTCTTCATCAACTTTGACTTCATCTTCATATGCCAGACTTGGTATAAATTTACACATCGATAGTGGGAGTGGTTATGAGTTAAAGCAGTCTGTTGGTAGTGTTAATTCTAGTGGTGGATTAGATGGGGCAGTGGAATCGACCTCATTCGGGTCAGGTGCAGGTAAAGGAAAATCATATTATCCTGTTTTTATTCGTTATATCCATCCTACCGCATTATCAGTAGGACATAAAATTAAAGTAACATTAGCTGCTACAGATGTAACACAATGTCGTATAAGAGATCTAATAATTACAGTAAGACAATTGGCATAGTTTATTTTTAATTTTATTTTATATATATATATAAATATAATATGAGTGCTGAAAATTTATTAAGAGAATATAGAAATATATTATTAGAATTAAGCGATAAATATACATTAACTGATTTTCCTCATGCTGATGATACAGTAAGGCAGGCATGGTTAACATATAGACAACAATTAAGAGATTTACCAAGTAATTCTACACCTACATTTGATTCTGACGGATATCTTACAGGAGTAACATGGCCAACAGATCCAGAAGGATACAGTGGTACTAAAGATCCGGATGGAACAAGACTTAATTAACTCTCTTAAAAGGTCCTCCATCATAAGGGACAGAATAATATCCACAGAATTTATAGTAATTATTATCAGATTCATTATTATTACCATCATCTTGAAAATCAAAATTTCTATCAGCAGTTTCAGGATCTTTTATTAGATTACCTGAAGCATCTTTTCTAGTAATATTTTCTTCTCCTGGTTTATGAGACCAATATCCATCTTCATCTTGTCTATAAAAATGATAATCTTGTTCATCACCTTTATCATCTATTACTAAAGCTATTTTATAATGATTACAAGGTGGTTTATATTCTTTGGTTACTTGAATAATATTATATGTATTATAATCTTGTTTTAATTTATTTAATATTTCATTACAATCATATGAATTAAATTTACCTGTTGATAATTCACCTGGTTGTAATTTTTTATCAGCATTTACTTCAATTCTATCAAAAGCATATGAATAACAATTAGTGTATTCAAGCATATCAGAATTTAAATTATTCCAATAATTAGGTCTATATTGTGGTTTTTTACATTCTTCATAAGTTTCTTGGAATTGATGTTCTAATGCATTTATTAATGATGCCATATATAATAATAATAATAATATAAATTTGATTTAAAAATTAAATAAATAATATTATATATTATAATTATGAAAATTACAGAAAAAATTAATCGGTCCAGATATGTTCTAAAAGAACTTCTAAATAATGAATGGGATGTATCAGTTATTTCTGATTATTCATTACAAGAAATAGATAAAATATATCAAAATATTGATATTAGTGATCAATATATTAAATCATATGGTAATGGATTCATATGTAATATTAGATTACAACATAAAATTATAGATAATTTTCCAGAATTATCACCAGACGCTTCTAATGTAAAAGTAACTAAAAAGAATTTAGAAAAGGTTAAAAAATTATATGAATCAGAATATTTTAATATCAATGATAGTGTTATTATAGTAATAAATGAATCAGTATCCGAATCTATTCAAATGGGTATAGATAATTTAAATATAGAATTACAAAATGAATTAAGTATTTCAGGATTAGATGCTGAAACTCTTAAAGTATTTGATGATAAAAATATAGAATTAAATAGAGAATATAATTTAAAACATTTTAGAAATATTCATATATTAGATATAGATTCTATAACTAATAATTTATTAAATCATAGATTAGTTCCTAAACATAAAATTATAAGAAATAAAACAGAAATTAATGAAATATTAAGTAATTGTAATGCTAATATTAATCAATTACCTATTATATTAAAAAATGATATAATCGCTCGATTAATTAGAATGGTCCCTGGTGATGTATGTGAAATTAAAAGAATTAATAGTAAATGTGGTGAAAATAATTTCTATAGAGTTTGTAAATAATTAATCTTGTGAATAATTAATATCATCTTCTAGTTTATTTTTAGAAAACCAATCATTTCCATCTTCTGCTTCTTGTGTAGGATCAACATTATTTAATACTGATATATTTGTTCTATCAAATATTGAATTATCTAAATTATTAGATCCGTGATGTATAACATTACAATTATATTTATTTTGATTTACATATCCTATAGTAATAAAAAATATACCTATCATTAATAATATAAATTTTATATCCATATTTTATATAGTATATTATATTTAATTATAAATCATTTTCTGTCATTTCACCATTTTCTTCTTGATCATATAGGTGTTGTTCATATCCTTCTTTAACATCAATTGTTTCAATATTTGATTCTTCAGGATGAATATCTTGTTCAAACTCATGAGATAATGCATAATTCTGATTATCTTGTTCAAAATCTTTATATAATGTTCCTTTACCCATATCATTCATCATATCATTTTCTTTTTTTTGTTCTTTAGTCATACCTTGTGTTTTTTGTAAATAAGTGTGTTTTTCTCTAGATAATTGTTTCATAATAGACATATTCAAATCACCACTATTTACATACACCCATATAGTATCATAATATTTCTCATACATATTTATTATTAAATCTAATAAAAATCTTGATAAGCATATTATACTATTTTTTATACATATATTTTCATCATTCATTTCTTGATATTTTGATGTAGCTATTTTATATATATCTGATTCAGGATCTAACAATGATTGGATATATTCAACTATTTTATTAATAATAAATACAAATATAAATCTATTTATTGATAATAATATATCTGGATTTAATATATTATTAGATGATCCTTTTAATTTATGTAAATTAATATTATATTTATTTATATAATCATATAATCCCTCAAAATATAAAGTATTTTCTTCTTCTTTATAATCTTTAAATCCTGAATATTTTTTATTTTCTTTTAAATCATTTTTTTTTCTTTGGAAAAATAAATCATTATGTAACATAAATTCATTTATATCTATATATTTATTATATTCATCAATATTGGTATCACTTAATTTAAATGATTTTCTCTTTAATAAATTATATGTTCTATATTTATTTTTTAATCTATTAATTGTGAAAAACATATCATCTATAAATCTTTTATATACATAACCATCTTGTATATCTTCAGTTAATCTATCAATTAATAAATAAGTTTTTTCAATATTATTTGATTTATCTTTATCTTTATCTGGATCATTCATAAAGGATGGTGTTTTTCTTACAATATTTTTAAGTCTGGTTAATTGTAATTTATTATATTCATTATAATATTCATCTTCATTTATAATTTCATTATATAATGATTCTATATTTTTAAGATAATCATTACTTTTAGATTTCATAGGTTCATATAAATTATCTAATTTATCAGTAATACTTGAATTATCTAATACTGATTTATTAGTTTTATTTTGTTTTATATTTAATATTATTTCATTTATCGCCATAAATATTTTATCATCATCATAATCCAAATATTTATTTTCATTGAAAAAACTTAATAATCTATCTTCGACTTCAGTATTAAAATTTAAAAACTCAAATATATCATCATTAGTATATTTTTCAGTATATTCAATAAATATTTTAAGTTGTAATTTATTTTTATTAGGTAAATAATCCATAATTTTTTGAAAGTTTTCAATATCTTTTTGTATTTCAGTTTTTTTACATTCAGACAAATTTTGTTTTAAATCTTCTCTATAATCTAATAAATAATAATTTAATATATTCTCATCAGCAAGATTTTCTATTAAATCACCTCGTCCATCAATACAATAATTATTAAATACTTTCTCAACAAATTGAGTATTTTCACTAATTAATTCTTCAAAACTAGAATCAATAAATATTTTAGATGGTTCATATCTATAACCACCTCTTGAATTACAATTTAATAATATATATTCAGTATTATTTAAATTAATATGTTTAAATTTCACAATATTATCTTTATCTTTAGTATGTTCAATTTCATACTTAGTAATGTCACCTATAATTACTTCTTTAAATTTATTATAATTTATACTTTTAAAACCATCTTTAGTATAATCACATTTAATTAATAATTGTTTTATACCTTCATCATTAACAGTATTTATGAATTGTTTTGCTAATAAATTTAATATAGGGAATACTCTAGATTTACCATATAATTTAAGTGAATACATATATAATCTTTTATATGAAGGATTATTCATAAGGTCTGATATAGATAATTTATATTCAATATATTTAGGTTCGAATCTATTTATATCTTTTAATAAGGATATATTTTCTAATGAATCATTATTGATAAAATATTGTTTAAATTCATTATCTTTAGAAGATATATATCTATTAATATCTAATACTAATTTATTATCATATAAGGGTTTGAAATTGGGCCATGATTCTTTAACAAATATATTATCTAAATTTTTATTTAATTTAAAATATTTATTGATTGAACTATATAAATTGAATTGTGGTTTTAATAAATATTTAACAGTTTTAATAAATTGATTCTTAAATTTAATTTTATCTAAATATTCTTTATGATCAACATTATCAGTTAAATTATTTAAGTCTTCTTCTAAATGTATTTCAATATATTGTAACATTCTTTTATTAATACTAGAATCATCTTTAGCTATACTTAGATTCTTCCATGATTCACCTACATCATATATTAATATATTATACATATCATTTAGATTAATTTTATATGTATTTATTGATATTTGTATATGTATGAATATTAAAAATGATATCAATAATAATTTATTATATTTTAATAAATATATTTTGAAATATTTAAGAGTTTTTTTAATTTTTTTCTTATTTGAATCATTTTCTTTTTTTGATTTTGTTTTATCAATATGATGTATTTCATTAATTTTTTTGATATAAATATTATTATTAAAATTATTTACACCATATCTATAATTCATAAAATTAGTATCATCAACAATATTTAATATATTAACAATACTTTCTAAATCATCTTGATATAATTTAATATTAAATTTTTTAGACATATTATTAATTTCTTCTTTAAGATCTTCATTACCTTCACTAATATTTTTATTAACTAATTCATTATCTAATTTAGCATGCATATTAATTACATTACCATCACTATAACCACCGAATGTAGAAAATTCAACATTATCTATTAAGTGTCCACATACAGCACAACATACATTTCCATCATCTGATTCAGGACAAAATATAGATCTTAATGCTTCATAATATTCAGGATGTTCATTATCTATTTTTGTTGAATAATAATAATGTTTACATAATATTTTCTCATTAGTATCTGTTGAATATAACCAATTTATATCTTCTTCTTCATTTGACGCTTCTCTACAATATATTTTTATAAATTTATTTATTAATTCTTTTTTAATTTCAATATTTTTAGTACTGAATATATATTCTTTTACTAATTTTATTTTATCAGATATATCTAATTCTTTATTAATAATTTTTAATTTTTTAATTGGTTTAATAACTGATTTTAATATTTTTTTATAAGTTTTTTCATAATTATTGATATTGTCTTTTATTAAATCAATAATTTCATTTTTATCATCATATAATAAATCATTAATAGAAATATTATATAATATTAATAATTTTTCAAAATCATTGAAATTATATAAATGTTTAAGAATATCTTTATTTAAACTATTTATAATAGATTTTGTATCAGGTAATGTTTTACTTAATAATTCACTTAATTCTTCTAAATTAATATTTTTATCTAAATCGAACATAAATGCATTAATTTGTTTTTCATATTCATTTTTTAATGATTCATTATTAATATTTTTAAATATAATATCTTTATTAACTAATGCTTGTCTAAATGATACTGTAGAATATCCTCTATCACATAATAAAACATTTTCATATAAATTAAAATATTTATTTTTAAGTTGTAATTTTAAACTATATTTACTATATTCTTCCGGTAAAAATAATAAACCAATAATATTATAAATATTACTATCAACATATACATTTTTCTCTCCATCATCCATAGTATAGAATTCAGATCTAGATTTTAACATGTCTACATAATAATCTTTATTAATAAAATTTTGACATGGATTTAAATCATTTAAACAATCTCTAATAATTCTACCATCATAATTTATTTGTATACCATATTTATCTGTTCTAGTAATATATGAATTATATTCAGTATCAAATATAATATTTAATGTTTTAATATATCCAGTATTATCAGCATTCATTAATGTATATTTTTCTATTAATTCAGATTCATATGTTTTAACACTATTATCTTCTTTTTCAACTATAACTTCATCTTCACTAGAGAATAATTTCTTTTTTAAAGAAACAATAGGTAAAATATAATTAGGTAATTTAAATTCATTATCATTTTCTATTTTTTTAATAAATGATAAAACATCTGTTCTATCTATATCAGAAATATATTGATTTTCTCTAATTAAATCAAAGAAACTGTAAGACATATTTGTTATTTTTTTAATTAATGATTCACTATCAAAAATATTATATAAATTAACAATTTCAGATATAAAATCTTCTTTAATTTCAGATTCATTATATTTTTTGTGTTGTTTATCAACTTCTAATAAATCTAATTTAATAGATTCTTCTTTAAAAATATCTTCTTCATCTAATAATGTTTCTAAATCAGATATTAAATTAATACGAATCATTTCTTTGACTATAGTACCATCATCTAATACTAAACCACGATCTGTCATATTTACCTTTATAGATTTAGAATCAGCATTATCTAATATAAAAGAATCTTCATCAGCAGATATAATTTCCCCTATATAATCTTTATATTTATCTGATTTAAATAAAATTAATAAATAAGTAGATCTTAAATGTATTTGTAAATCGTCTTCTTCTTTAAATTGGATATCACCACTATCTTCAACTATAAAATCAGTATCAGCTCCACCACCATCATCTGGATCTATTAAATCTTCATTTTCTTCTTCTTTTATTTCTTCTTTAACAGATTCTCCTACATCTTCTTTAATAGATTCTTCTATATCTTCTTTAATAGATTCTTCTACATCTTCTTTTATTAGTTCTTCTTTAATAGATTCTTCTTTTATTTCATCTTCTTCATTTACTATATCTACTTCATCCCTTAATGGAGTTGAAGTAGGTCCTTCAAGTTCTTCCAAAGGTTTATCATTTTCTTCTAATAATACAACATCATCATCAAGTCCATCTTCTACATTTAATTTAACTTCATCTGATTGATTAGATTTTACATCAGATTCATCAACATCGCTCATATTAATATAATATATATCTTATTTTTTTTTAATACTTAAAATTAAATCAATATATATAATTAGAATAATTATAAATGAACGTTCAACAATATATAAATCAAAATGAAGATTATCTGGTTAAATTTAAAGATATGGGATTACAAATAAATAAATATAATGTATTAGGATTATTTTTAATTAAATATAATTATAAAACAGAAATAAATGAATTTACTAAATTATTTAAATCAATTATCATTAATCAAAAAACAAATAAAATAGTATCAGTTTCTCCAATGAAATCTTTAAAATCAGATCATGAAATTTTAATGAATAAAGATACTGAAATAAGTAGAATGTATGATGGAACTATGATTAATATGTTTTATCATAATAATGAATGGATGTTATCAACACGATCCTTCATAGGTGCTAAAAATTACTGGAATAAGAACTCTAAGAAATCTTTTAAAGATATGTTCAATGAATGTTTTAATCAATATGAAGAATTAAATACAGATCATAGTTATTCATTTGTTCTACAACATAAAGATAATAGTAATATTACACCAGTTAAAAACAATCAAGTTATTTTAGTTGAAGAATATGATGAAAATTTAAATAAAATTAATTTAAATGAAAAAACTTATTCATTTAATATTTCAAAAACATATAAGAACTATTATGAATTAAAAAAAGAAGAATCAGATATTGAAAAATATGATAAAGGATATAATATTATTATGAATGGTTGTAGATATGTTTATATTACAGATGATTATAAATATATATTTGATTTAAGACCTAATCAAAATAATAAAATGTTTATATTTTTAACATTATATAAACAAAGAAATTTAGATGAATATTTAAAAGTATATATTGATGATAAAGAAATATTTAATTTATATAAAAATAAATATGAAATTATGAGAAATGAATTATATTCAAATTATTGTAATCATTTTATTAAAAAAAATATTGTTGTTAAGGATGTTCCATATCAACTAAAACCTATAATTTATGAATTACATGATATTTATAAATCATCAAATGGAGAACAAAAAATTAATTATAAATTAATTAATAATTATTTACAAAAAATGAATATTAAAAGATTAACATTTATTCTAAATTATTATTAAATACTTTTAATAATGGTATTATAAATATGGATTAAATCTTGACAACAATCTTTGAATGCTTGGACGATACTACTAGTTTTACTTTTTTCATCTAAATCATCTGAATTATTCATAGACATAGTGAATAATATTCTATTTTCTAAAGGATGTGTTCGTTTATAGCCACAACAATTAAGAACAGAATTATCATTAATCATTTTTCCAGATATATGTGCTTGAATAATTGATCCTAATGTATCATCAAATCCGTGCCATATTTCTTTATCAATAACATATTGCATTTCTACTAACATATTAATAACATTATTTTTATCACCTTTATTATAGATCATTTTAATTAAAGCAGGTTCGTCATCTATAATTTTATCTAATTCATTTTTAAATCCTTCTAAAGATTTAATAATAATTTCATTTGCTCTAATAAATAGTTCTCTTTCTGGTAGAAAATGTTGTGATTCTATAGTAAAATTATAATAATAAGGTTCACCTAGATTATCTTTATGAAAATATCTAGGACCTTCTCTAATTATAAATTCATTTTTGAATGTTTCAACATCACTAATATCTTTTAATAGGATTTTTTCTTGAATAATATTTTTTAATAATTCTTCATCTGTTTTATAAGAATATGAAGCACATGACACTGATTGCCATCTAGCATCTTCTTTAGCTATAGATACTGATGGTGATCCATATAAAACTAATTCTTGAACATTATCTTCAGAATTAGTGGATTTCATTTCGGTAATTATAGAGTAATATTTATTTTGAAAAGGTCTAAATATTTCTTTTTTCTTTTTATCGGGGATTTGTTTACTCATATCATAATTATTTTTATCGATATCGGTAATTAATCCATTAGAATAATCCGCACTTTTCATAACAGATGATTTTAATTCATATATTTCAAAATCTTCTGCTGTGATAATTTTAATAGGATTAGAATTATCATGTTTAATATTCAATACGAATAAATATTTTAATGGATTATTTAGAACATCAAGTGGATTTAAATATAAAGGAATTAATCCAATTCTATCTAATAGATATTCATTATGTAAAGAAGTATTATTAACTTCTATAGTGATATCAGAATTATCATAATTAGTTCTAAAAGCATAAGTTTCGATTGAAGATAATAGAGTGCGTCTAATAGCATTTACGATAGTCTTATCTAGACCATATGATTCATTACCTTTGATATCTAGATCTAATTTATTATCAGTGGACGTATCTTTTTTTATGATTTCGCAAGTGAATTGATCCATTATATATATTATATAATTATATTTTTAATATATATTTCAAATTTATGTTTATTATAATTATTTAAAATATTAATAAAGAAATAAATGGATATCTACATTAGTAAAAAATGTCCTCATTGTAAAAAATTATTAATTGTATTTTATAATAATAAATATTTAATTCAATATTTTAATATTATAGATGTAGAATCTATACAAATACCTAATTATATTACATCTGTACCTACATTAGCATATAATGGAGAATTATATTTTGATGAGAGAATGTATAATTTAATAGATAGTGTAAATCAACATCATATGAAACAGAATGGAATGGTTCCTAACCAACAACCTAAAAAGAATCTAGAACAACCTCCGAATATTCAGCAACAATCTAATATGGGACCACCGATGGGAACACAAGCTCTAGGAGGTATGATGAATGGTATGAGACAACCTAATTTAAATATTCAACAAAATAATTCACAACAAGGTAATTCACAACAAGGTAATCCTGCTAAACAAATAGAGAAACCACCTGAAGGTGGTGAAATATCGGGTATATGTATGGGCGAGGATTGTTTATATGAAAATATTAATGATGATTCTGGTAGTAATAATTTAATGCAAGGTTATTGCTTTTTAGATGATGGATATAGTTCAGAGAAACCAACTGGACCAAATAATTCATCTTCATCAGCAGGAGAAAAACCTAGTAGATTTGATAATAATGCTTATGAACAAATGATGAAAAATAGAGGGGGTATGTAATCGCGTATAATTTTTATATTATATTTATTTAATATATATAATGGATTTTAATGATAAAACATTGACATTGTTTAAAGGATTTATTAATGATATAATAAAAGTATTTCCTGAACATAAAGAATGTATTCATAAAAATTATGATGATATTTTAAATACTGATGATTTAAATATTGATGAAAATGAAATTATTAAAGAATTTTTAGATATTATAGATGAGAATAGTGATAGTATAACAAATAAAGATTCAAAAATATTTACAGATGAATTATATTTAATTAGAGAAATATCTATGAAAAGTATTTGGGATTCAGGAATTAGTAATAAAACTAAAGGTAATATTTGGAAATATTTACAATCATTTTGTTTAATTAATATTTCTAAAAATTCTAATGATCAAATTAATGAAGTATTAAGATCAATAGAAAATAAAGAAAAAATTAAAGATAAAAAAACATTGAAAGATATGAAAAAAATTAAAAAAATTAATGAAAATCTGAAAAATGCTAGTAATGTAGATGATAATAGTGATAATAATGGTGATAGTAATGGTGAAGAATTGAATGATATGGATAATTTAATAAATAATACAAGTATTGGTAATTTAGCAAAAGAAATTACAGATGATTTAAATTTAGGTGAAATGGGTGAAGATGGTTTGACTGATTTTATGAAACCAGAAAATATGATGAATATTTTTCAAAAAATTAATAGCACGTTAACAGACAAGATTAATAGTAAAGAATTAGATGGTAATGCATTATTAGGTGAAGCCTCTGGGATAATGGATCAAAATAACATGATGAAAAGTATGATGGGTATGTTTGGAAATATAGTTGGTGGGTCGGGTGGTCCGGGAGGTCCCGGAGGAATGGGTGGTGGTCCCGATTTGAGTAATATGATGAATATGTTTCAAGGAATGAATAGTAATAGTAATAATAATAATAATAATAATAATAATAATAATAGTGGGGATACTTCCGGAAATCATGATCCTAATGTTGTTAGAGAAAGATTGAGAAATAAATTAAACAATAAAAATAAGTAATTTTATTTTTTTAATAATTATATATAATATATATATGAATACTTTTTGGATAAATGATTTATCAATATTATTTAGTAAAAATCATTTTTTAGAGGTTTTACCTTTATCTAATATGAAATTTAATAATAAATTAAATGCTATATTTAGATTATCTATTTATTATTTTATAGTTATAACATTAATAAAAAAAGATATTAAAAATATAATTGTTCCTGTAGTTGTAGGATTAGTAACTATTGTATTATATAATTATCATAGTAAAAATAATAATAATATTAGTGAATCAAATATAAATAATATAAGTAGTGTAAATAATGGTAATTATTCAGTTCATGGAGTGAATATTGATATTATAAATAATGATAGTATTAATAATGTTTCAAATGTTTCAAATGTAAGTTCTGATAATAATAGTGGAATAAAAGGATGTAGAATATCGACTGAAGATAATCCATTTATGAATCCAACATTTTTGGATGTTAGTGTAGGTAATATGGAAGAATCATGTAAATCATATAATAATAGTGTTGTAAGAGATTTAGAAAGAGTTAATTATGATAGTGGATTATATGTTGATCAATTTGATATATATGGTAAAGAGCATGGTAATAGACAATTTTATACTGTTCCAGTTAATTCTATAGTTAATGATCAAGGATCATTTGCTCAGTGGTGTTATGGAAGACCACCTACATGTAAAGAAGGTAATGGAATACAATGTTCAGATAATTTACCCAGTCCTCACGATGTTTCTGGGGGTCCTGGATATTCTAATGCATAAATAATTAATTTATTAATATAAAATAATATATTATATAAGTATATAATAATGTCTAATTATAATGGTTTTGTTGAAGTGGATTCAGAATTTAAAGAAAGTGAATGTCAAAATCAAACTATAGATGAATCATTTAAACTTTTTAGTCAAAGTAATTTAAAATATGATTCTGGAACTACAACTATTGATAATGAACAAAGATTAGGACCAGGTAGAAGAGAATTAGATAATATGTATGGTTGTGAATGTGGATTAGAATCTGCTAGAGATTTACAATTATCTCAACCAGCTATTAATTTTAATGCTGGTGCTGGATGGATGGGTGAAAGAGGTTGTTTAATAGATAATGATTCAGCATTAAGATCTGAATTATTAACAAATAAAAATTATAGACATCAATTACCTCAACAATATAATGCTGGATATTTTGGTAAAGGTGCATTTAATGTGGATGCCGAATCAGTAATTCAAGGTGGTAATTTGACTAGTTTTGGGGATAGAGCTTGTAATGTATTATCAGGTGTTTCTATAGGTAATTTTTACACTCCAATGATTCCTAGATTATCTAAAGAAGTTCAAAATACCAAACATATCATTCCCGAAGATAATAGTAAAGGATGGGTTAGAGGTGGTCTAAATTCGAGAGATATGTTTAAACAATTAGATTATAAACAAAGATGTGATTACAAAAATAATAATAATTCTAATAATAATAATTCTAATAATAATTCTAATAATTCTAAATTAAATGCTGTAAATTAAATATTATATATAATATAATATGAACGATTTATATTTGAATAATGAAAAAGAGCAACTTCATCAATTGAATAAGGAATCTATGGGTAGTGGATTATATATGTTAGATGTATCAAAAAAAATGAATAATATAGCATATCCATGGGCGCCAACTGTTCGACTTCAAAAAATGGGAGCTTCTATTAATAGTGATATGTCTTTAGTCGATACTGAATCGGATTTAAAAAATATTGTCAATGTTAATAGTAATGATCCTAATAAGAAATATAAACCTGATCCAGATAAGAAAATTAATTATAAGGATCTTCCAGATGGATTTTTTCATGAAGAAAGTACTTTATTAAATAACCCACCTAGTGAACTTAGAGGTCTAGCTAAAAATAGATTTTATCAATTATATCATGATCCACAAAAATATGCTGTAGAACCTTTTAATCGGTTAGGTGAAGATACTTATCAAACTATCATGAATCAAGAAAATGATTGTCAATAATGTAATTTTTTTTTATATGTGTTTTTATATTTTTTTTTAATATTATTATATACATATAATAATATGGAAGCAAGTATTTTATTAGGAATATTAGGTGCTGGTTATTTATTAAATAAAAAGAATAATGAAGATGATAATAATAATGATAATGAAGTAATTATTAATAGTGTTAGTAATAATGTTAGTAATAATAATGATAACTTTAATATTAATAATAATAATACTGTATTAACTAAAGAACAAGCATATAGCACAGATTATTTTCAAGATTCTAATCAAAAAAAATATCCTAATAGTTTATTTGATGATTATAATTCAGTTCAGGTACCAAGTGTTAAGAATATAAATTATCAAAATATTGAAAAATATTTAAATTCAAATAATAATAATGAAGGAAAAGAATATATTTATAGTAGTTCTGCAGGAGCTAAAATTACTAAAGATGATTTTTTAGTAAATGATCAAGGTATTAAAGTAGAACCTTTTTTTAGTAAGGCACCACCGAATATAGATTTAAATGATAATAGACATTTATCAAGACATCAAGGAGGTGCAGATTATAAAATACAAAAGAAAGAACAGGGACCATTTTTTGAACAATATAAATCTCAGAATGTTCATGGGCAACAACCATATTCTGAAGATATTAAGAACCAAATGTATGTATCTAATAACATGACTAATGTATTACCATTTGAACAAGTTCAAGTATCCCATATAGATGAAAAGAGTATGGCGAATGTAGATATTGGACGAAAATATTATGAAAATAATTCTGTTGATAATATAAGAACATTAAATAATCAAAAAGTTTCATATGATGGACGAATCTTACCAGGTAAAGGTGAAGAAAAGGGTGGTAAAATTGGTCAAGTATTTAAACATACTCCTGAAACAGATTATTTTAATTCACCTGATAAATGGTTAACAACAACAGGAGCATATATCGCTAAATCTGAAAGACCTGAACAAATTATTCCAAATACTAATAGACAATTCTTTAATAAAGGAGAATTTGGTATTGCTACAGGTGGTGATCATGAAGCACCTGAATATAGATCTAAATATGCTCTATCTACTAGACAAAACTTCGCTGCCGATACTATGAGAAATGCTGGTGTAACTGTAGATCAATCTAATCAGGATACAATTAAAGATTCATATCAAATGTATCCTAATGAAAGAGATGTTACAACAACTAGAACTTATGATAGTAATATTGTTACTGAAGTTAAAGATCATACATTAGGTTTAATGGATGGTTTAAAGAAAACTATTAAACAAACAACAATTGATTCTAAAAACAATGGATATATCA